CCGCAGGTTGTAGCAAATCTAAGAGAAAGGATTCCAATACCTCAATGGGTAAAAACCAGCAGAGCAAATGCTATGGAATTTGAAAGAGTAGAAACATTAAGAATCTATCCTGACTATGTTTTTCCAGATTATTCTCAAGAACCAAAGCATGAACTCACTTATAGAATGGTAGCTACAAGCGCAGGAACTTCTATTACATTGGGAGCAGAGGCGTCTGATGCAGAAATCTTAAGAGAGGTTTCTATCGAAGGACAACCTGTTTACTCTTTCTCTTACGACCCAGAAACAAGAGTTTTATCTGGAATAAACGTAAGTGTCGGAGACCACATCAAAGTAATGTACTAACTAAAAAATTGCAATGAAAAAGATACTACATTTATTACTACTAATTCCTGCCCTTTCATTTGGGCAGGTTTATACTTTTCAATACACAGGAAGCGTTAACTACCACAATCAATATCGAGGCGGCGTAGGGGCTGATATTACTTTGAAAGCACCTGTTACAGATGCTACAACTGTTTTCGGCTTCGATATGAAAGGATTAATTAGATTCAATCCTACGTTATCGGCTTTTCAGTATCACGACGCAACGCAATGGACTAGATTAGTTGATGTCGCTTACGGAACTGCGAACTACAAGCCTTTAAGTTATGTACCTACATGGTCAGAAATAACATCAAAGCCTTCGTTTTTCAGCGGGGCTTATGCAGACCTTACAGGAAAGCCAGACTTATCTATTTATTACCTAAATAGCAATCCTAGCAATTATATCAACCAATCCCAATCGCGTAGTTCAATATCTCTGACCACGACTGGAACAGGTGCAGCAAGCTATAATTCAACAACTGGCGCATTAAACATTCCGACTCCATCAACAACAGGAACAGTAACAAGCGTAGGATTATCTTCTACTGACTTTACTGTTTCAGGAAGCCCCGTTACCACATCTGGAAATATTACCGCGAACCTAAACACTACGGGAGTAAGTGCAGGAAGCTATAGAAATGTTACGGTTGATACTAAAGGACGCGTAACTTCTGGAGCAAACCCTACGTTTAATACGGCAGTTTCAAGAACGCTAAATAGCAACTATACAATATCATCGACGCTTAATGCAAGGGTATATTATACAATCAGAATTTCGTATAATATAACTGTATTGTTGGGCTCAACGGGTGCTGTATCCTTGCAGTATTCGACTAATGCAGGCAGCACTTGGATTACGGTATCTACTATATCTAATTCGTTAAATTTAGGTTTGGCGCTTACTGGGTATAATGATTTTGTATTGTCTGGAGAAATTCCAGCTAATGCTTTGGTCAGGCTAAATTCTACGTCTACTAATGCTACCAACGCAATACAGACGGCTACCGAAATTACTTATTGATGAAACGCATTGCCCAAAATATAAAGATTCAAGCCGTACTATCTAACATTGTTGTTATAGGCGGAATGTCTTTGATAGCTTTTGGCAATATTGATCCGTCTGACAAGATTGGAATATTCGGAATCATGGGAGTAGTTCTTAATTATTACTTCGGAAGTTCCAAAAGTTCAACGACAAAAGACGAGACAATATCAGATTTAACAAAAAATAATAGCAAGTGATAAAATAATTTGTACATTTGTAATGTAATTGAAAGTGCCGAAGTTCAATTGCAATGAAAGTTTAACATAGAATTGCCAATTAATGATAACCCGGCACGGTTTGATTTAATTGGCTTTCTTGTTTTAAAATATTTAATTATGAGAGAAATAAAATTTAGAGGTTATTGTAATGATTTAGAAAAATTCATTTATGGGGGAATTTCAATATTCCAAAACGAAGCAACTATTTTTGATGAAAAAGATATGACCAATTCCGCTTACGATGTAGACATAAAAACAGTTGGTCAATTCACAGGCTTAAAAGACAAAAACGGAACTGAAATATACGAAGGTGATATTGTAAGACGATTTGATAAAAATGAAATAGTTTCATTTATAGACGAAAATTCATGCGGTTGCTGCAATTACGGTTCTGGGTATATCTGGAGCAAATACGAGGCAGAATCAATAGAAATAGTCGGCAACATCCACCAAAACCCAGAATTATTATGAACTACGACGACGAAAGAGTAAACAGAATATACAAGATGATAGTTATATTTGTCATTGTAGGAACGATAGCATTGACAATAGGATTTTGTCTTGCTAATAAATTTATTAACCTTTAAATAATTGGATTATGAATTATAGATTAGAGAAAGAAAAAGTAATAACATTTGAATTTTTAACAGATAACGGATTTGAACAGGATGAAGATTTATACTGGAAAAATGAAGATATAGGAGTAGAATATAATTATTACTCTGAATGGATGTGGTTTGGTAAATATGGAATCCCAAGAGTTGATTCCCAAAAAAGATTTACTGAATGCCTAAATACAGTTGGAAATACAAATCTGTTAGATGGGTTCAATAGACAATATATTGATGAAAAATGAAAAAGCTAATCATAATTATATTTATATCAACCCTATCTTATTCTCAAGACATAAGATTAGGAGATACTGAAACATTCAACATATCTATTTTAACTGATGCTAGAGCCTCGATTAAAGAAAAAGGAATCAACATAGGCGGAGAGATAGAACTTGTTTCTAACGCGATTTACGTGCGTTCTGGAATACAGACATTTTCTGTTCTTGAAGGCGGTTATATGGATTGGACAACTGGAATAGGTCTAAACCTTAAATCAGGCTACTTTGACAATTTCAGATATTACGCTGGAGGAAGATTAGGGCTTATTTGGAGAGACGGCAATTCATATCCGACAGCAGGATGTGAAATAGGAATAGAACATAATTTCAATTCTGGATTTATTTTAGGATTGAGAGGCACATACGATTACCGTTCTGACTTTGAGTATTGGTCCAATAATAAAGCAGAAATGAGATATAGTTGTTTTATAAAGATAGGTTTTAAACTTTAAATTATGCAATCAGAAATAAGAGGTGTCGCTTTTAAAGACCGAACTGGGATAAAAATAAATACAAATCAAGGATATTTAGTAGAAATAATAGATTACATTGATTGTAACAACTGTACTGTACAATTCCCTGAAGGAAATATTGTTTACAATATTCCTTATGCCAGCGTTCACAGATGTAAGAATCCATATCATAAAACTGTTTGCAATGTCGGATACATAGGAAACGGATATTATAATAGAACCAATACACCCCATGCATATTATATATGGAAAGGAATTATTAGAAGATGCTATTCAAAAGAAATTAACAAAAAAAATAACTCATATAAAGATTGTTTAGTTTCCATTGATTGGCATAATTTTCAGAATTTTAATTATTGGTTTGAAGAAAATTTCAATCCTGATACAATGTTAGGATGGCACATAGATAAGGATATTCTATCAAAAGGTTGTAAAGAATATTCTGCAAAAACTTGTTGCTTTGTTCCTCAAGAAATAAATATTAATTTTTCAAGATTAGAAAAAAATTCAGGCATATCTTTTAGACGAGGTAAATATATAGCAAACATTAGTGTGTTTAATAAAAATAATTATATAGGTAGCTATGATAGTTATGAGTCAGCATTTAAAGCATATAAGGATGTAAAAGAAAAACATATAAAATTTCTTGCAGACAAATGGAAACATAAATTAAATAATTCGGTTTACAAGGCTATGTATGACTATAAAGTAGAATTAAAATGATAGCAAGCACGTTTATTAAAATTGGATGGAAACTTTAAGATTATGGAAAAAGACACAAGACCACAGGCTACAGATTTTAGAATAGGAAATATTATAAGATACAATGGAAATTTTGAATTTATAGATTCTTTACATTCAGATAATACTTTTCGAATAAAAAGAGGAGATTCGTCGGAAGGATGTTTTAAGACATACGGAATTGAGCTAATTTATATTGATGAAGACATTCTTTTGAGTTTAGGATTTAATAAAAAATATACGCAATCTTTTGAGGAATATGAAGTTGAATGTTTTAAATATGGTAGATTAAGCATAGGGCTTTTAAGTACTGGAGATATTAGCGTTTATTTTAATGATGAAGAAATATTTGGATTATTCTATTTACATCAATTACAAAACCTTTACTTCGCTCTTACAGGAGAGGAATTACAAAATAAAAATAAAATTACATCATGAGGCCGCAAGACTTAAGAATAGGTAACTTGTTACAAGATAGAATTTCAGAAACTTTTCTCAAGGTGGTTCAGCTAACGGAAAAAGACATTATCACTTACGTAATTGACAGAAGCAAATACCCTTTAGAAAAAGGATGGTCTTTAGAGCCAATTCCATTAACTAAACAATTGATGTTTAATTTAGGTTTTGTAATACTTCCTAGCGAGAGTGATAAATATATATTATTTTACAAATCATGTGAACAGGAAAATAAAACCTTTCTTGTAGAATGCTATTCTGATGAATTTTATACATATAGCAGCTTTAGATTGAGATACGTACATCAGATTCAAAATATATATTATTTACTCATAGGCAAAGAATTAACCCTAAAAGCATCCTAACCGATGCTTTTTTTATTTAAATTTGTGACTAACTTAAAACAAAAAAAATGAACAACATAAAAGTTACTTGGGATGGTGAGCCTACAAATGACGAATTTGACAAGGCAGAACAGTTTAAGAATGAGTTTGAGGCTACCTTTCCTGGACTCACTGTAGAGCTAATCGGATCGCGACCGAAAGACCGTGGATAGGTTTCTTATAAAACTGGCAGTAGCTGTCAGCATAATTACCTATTTATTCTGGAAACAGATTAAAGAACTTACAGGCGTTCCCGTATTCTACATGGGCAACGCCTTATTTATTTTCCTATTGTCTGTAATTATTTACAGAAAGTTTAGGCATTTATGGATAGCTTTCGTACTTTTATGGTTGTCAGCTAACAATTTGATTGATGAGATTTTTTTTGACAATACTAAAATTGGGTTAAATGAATACGTTCTGCTTCCTTTTTTAGTAATTATAACTTACTTTAGCTATGCCAGAAAGACTACAAAACATCCCCAGCGAAATATATTCTTTCTTTTTAAAGATTATATTTCCCGCCATAGTCGGCGTAGGGATTAAAATAGCAGTTGAAATGCAGATGGACAGCAAAAAAATATCGTGGGTAAATGTCATACTTTCGTTGGTTATAGGCGTTGGCATGGTATATCTTTTCAATGGCGTAATCAATAGGTATATTGAAGAGGATTACATACCTTTGGTCGTAGGCCTTGTAGCCATACTAGGAAAAGAATTCGCGGTATACCTTATTTATAAACTGAATGTCGATATTTTCCTTACGGCTCTTGTTAATGCTGGACAGGATTTTTTATTGAGCATTTTTAAAAAGAAACAATAATCATGTTAGATCCGGTTACAGTTGAAAGAATTAAACTATTGCATCCTATAGTAAGAAAAGAGGTTTTGGATATGTACACTCATGCAAACGAAAAACTGCTGCCTAAAGGCGTTAGATTGCGTTTTGCATATACATTAAGAACTAATAAAGAACAGGATGATTTATATGCTAAAGGAAGGACAAAGGCTGGCAGAATAATTACCAATGCAAAAGGCGGCCAATCAATTCATAATTACGGATTGGCTTTTGATATCGTTATATTATTTGACGAAGATGGTGATGGTAAATTTGAAATAGCGTCTTATGATTTAGATAGCTACTGGATGAAAGTAACCAACTATTTTAAATCAAAAGGTTGGGAATGGGGGGGAGATTGGAAATCATTTAAAGACTATCCTCATTTTCAAAAAGTATTCGGCTTAAAATGGCAGGATTTGATTAAAATGGCTAAAGACAGTAATGGATATTTTGCAGTAAAGGACGTTGAAGTTAATGATATGGGTGTAAGTTTTAAAATTATAAAACCTAAATAAAATGAAAAATGGAGGCACAGAAGTTTGATTTGATTTTGTATTCCGACATAGTAGTCGGATAATTAAAAATCCCCTGCTAAATCAATAGAGGGGATTTTTTTAACCAATAAACCGAATTAAACTATGAAAGCATAAATGTAGTTATTTTTATTTAAGTTTTTACAAATCATGTAATATTTTTTAAAACGTCTGCTGGATAACACCAAGCCAGGCGTTTTTTTATTATATTTGAAGTAACTTTAAATCAGTAAATTATGGAAAATGGAAAGGTTATAAACTTAAAATTTGTTAGAGCTAAATATGAACAAACATCGTGTAGACACAAATGTGTAACAGTAAATGAAGATACTAGAACTGTTATATGCGATTCTTGTGATATTGTTGTAGATGCTTTTGACTACTTAAGACATTGTTGTTATCAGGAACAATCTGCTTTTGATGACTTGGCCAGATATGAAATTGAAGTATCTAAATTACAAAAAAGATATAATAACCTTACCAAAGAAATTGAAAGGCTTAATAAGGTAAAAAGGGCTATGTCATGAAAAAATATATAATAATATTAATACTATTCCTTTCATCCTGCGACATAGTAAAGAAATCAGCAAAGACTAAATCAGATACTAATTTTAACGAGCAGATCGAAACAAAGACCTTCCGAAAAGGAGATACAGTCACTTATGAGGTTCCTAATGTAATATTCAAAGATACTACTATATACCGTAAAAACGTACAGGGAACTGTTTTAAAGACTGTTTACGACAATACAGGCAGAATATCATCAGTCGATTGCTTTTCGTCGTTTATAGAGGAAATAAAAAAAGAAAATCGTGAGTTCCAGCAGTCGATAAAAGACAAGGAATCTGAAAAGCAAGAAAAGGCTAATTTCGACTGGATGATTTACATAGTAATAGGAGTAGTTGTGTTGGGAGGTATTTTAGGCAGCTTATTTCTTTATTTGATGTACAAGTCAATCAATAAAAACTCGGAAATAGTCAGTAGAATGATACCAAAGTAAACTTTTAAATCCCCATAAACAGGGGATTTTTTATTTTATAAATGTTAAAGTTTGTATGTGTGTATTGTTATATAAACATAAATACATATATTTGTCTATCAATAATCAATAAATCATTTACAAGATGGAAGAAATAAAAAATTTGAAACAATTATCTGTAGATCATCCTTATTGCTGTAGCGACACTAACTATTATTCTAACGATGCCTCAATGAGGTATGATGGTTTTCCTGAATTTTTACAAGAATGGAAAGATTCAGATTTAGATTATAATCTATGTTTCAGATGGGACATAAAAGAAAAAACAGATAGTGATGACAATCTAACTGGCAAATATGAAATGGAAATATTCATGATTTTGCAGAGAAAAGGTATTTTTATGCCTATAAAAATAAATAGAGTATTTGAAGAAGATTTAAAAGATATTTTAGAATGGCTAAACATAAGGAAAGATTATCTTATTTCTTTATGGAATCCAATAACCTAATCATTAAAAAGAATGAATAAAAAAACAGTACTAGAAAACTTAATGGATAAAGAAGGATTGAATCAATCCGAGTTATCAAAAAAAACAAATGTATTGCAGTCTGTAATTTCAAGAGATTTAAAGAGCAACAATAGTTTGAAAATGGCTTTTAAATATGCCAAACTTTTAAAAATTAAAACACTAGATTTCGAAGGAATAGAACACGGAATGTATGTAAAAGGAACTGCTAAAATTAATCAATAATTAAACATTAAACTATGAACTCACAAGAAAACCTAATAGAATACCAAAAGCACAGAATAACTGCTTTGGAAAAAGAAGTAAAAAAGCTGAAAAAACAGCTTAACTCTAAATTGCCTAAAAAGCCTGATTATCTTCATGCTTTGGTAAACGATCCGATATTCGAAAGTCCAATACCAAACGTTAATTATCAATCTTAAACTTTATAAATTATGAGCAAAGAATTATTTGAAAAATTACAGGAAGAACTTTATAATATCCAAAACGATGTGTTTGAAGGCGAATTGTCTAATTTAGATGGGCTTATTAAAATGAGACAGTCTAAAGAACAATGCGAGAAGTGTCTTGAAATAATAAAGTCTTTTGAAGATTCAAGGCTAAATGAAATAGCACATGATGCTTCTGAATATCCTAAAGGATATCAGGGATATATCGTCACCCTAACTAATGGAAGAAAAATGTTTAATTTCAAGGGAATTGAGGATATTGAAGAACTAGAAACATCTAAAAAGAAACTTGAAGAACAATACAAAAATGCTTTCGAAGGATTTCAGAAAGGAACAGTCCAGACCGTTGAAGAAGATGGCAATAGATATTGGGTTGATTCCGACGGGCAGCTAAGAAAATTTCCAGAACTCAACATGGGTAAATCATTTTTAACCATTAAAAAGACAAAAGATGCTTAAGATATTAAAATCAATATCAGAATTTAAAAAAGAAGTTGGGGTCTTATCTAAAGATAGCACCAATCCATTCTTTGATTCAAAATATCTGGACATAAACCAGCTTCTGCATCATTTAGAGCCTATACTTGAAAAGCACAATTTGCTAGTATTGCAGCCTATTCAAGATGGATTCGTAAAATCTATTATATATCACATTGAGAGCGGAGAAAACATTTCAAGCGAAATAAAATTATCTGATTTTACTAATCCTCAACACACAGGAAGCGCGGTTACTTACTTTAGGAGATATACCTTGCAATCTTTACTTGGATTACAGGCAGAGGATGATGACGGTAATAAAGCAGGTGTAGATAAGTCATCAATTAAAAAAGAATCAGAGCCTTCTGAATGGCTTAATCTGTTTGACAAGCAAGGAAACAAGACGTCATCTTTTAATGCAATTGAAAAGGCAATATCCGAAGGAAAGAAAATAACACTTCAAGAAACCAGAAAAAAATATAAAGTATCTAAAGATGTTGTCAATCAGCTAAAGGATAATTTCAATATTATTTAAAAAATGGAAATCGATGAAATTCAATATTATTCGATGAAAGAAATGGCCGATAATATCGGAATGACCAGGCAGGGAATTATGCATCGTATAAAAAAATTGAGAATAGTAAGCCACAAAAGAACTTCAACAAATAAATTATACTCTGAAAAACAATATTTCATGATTAAGAACTTCATGGATGTTGACAAGAAAGAAGACAGAGTAGAAGTTATCTACGTTCAAGAAACTTACTGGATAATCCCAAGCAAATTAAACTTTAAAAAACAAACAAAATGGAAGATTTAATAAAAGCATTACAGATATTGTTAAAATATGGCAATCCAGATTATCCTACTATTTGCATACATGATGAGTTATGCATTGTAGGAATAAATCCAGAAGACATTTCAAAAGAGGATATCATAGAGTTGGATATTCTTGGTTTTATTGTTGATGCAGAAGAGTCTAGAATTTATTCTTTTAGATTTGGTTCTGCATAATTAAATTTCATGTAATTGTTGTTTATTATGAAATAATTCATATATTTGTTTAGTCGAAAGCACTACCGACAGGAAAATATTTTAGTCAATGACTAATAGAGTAACCCTGACAGATAGTAGTGCATCTGTTGGGGTTTTCTCATTTTAAATAATACTGTATGAAAATAAACTTTAGTAGTAATGGTCTCGAGGGAATTGAGATTATTATAGAAATAATAGAAAGTAATGAAGAAGATCTTGTTGATTTATCAATTAAATATGATAATGAAAGAATCAATACTGTGTGCTTAACTAAAAAACAGTTTATAAATTTTATAGGTCTGTGTAAGCATGTGAAATCTAAAATGAATAAATAATAATTCATGAAAGATCCAGCAGTATTAATTTATTTTGATAAATGGATTTCCTCAACTAATGGAATGAAGTCTAGCCATAGGTCTTGGTATATGGATTTAATGATTTATCAGTATGACAAAGGCGCTATTCCTAACGATGAAGATGCTATTTTCGGAATTTGCAGGGTTCGTCCAAGCGAGTATGAAGACTTCAAGCAAATGGTAGAGCAAGTGCTTAAGCAAAAGTTTGAGCTAGTTAATGGTTTTTGGATAAATGGTGTTATGAACGATGTTTTACAGAAGCGTAATGAGTTTAAAGGAAAACGTGAGAAATCTGGTAATATTGGTGTAGTGATAAAGTTGGCAAAGTCAATAGAATGGGTGACTGAACCTATGCTTATAAAACTGAAAGACAAATTAAGTACTTTTTCTATTGAAGAAATAAACGAGCATAAGCATAAGCATTTGCTTGAGCATTTGCTTAAGCTATATATAGATGTAGATGTAGATATTAATATAAAAGAAAAAATAGAAAAATTTCAAATTTTGACTTTATCATCAAATACATATCTTGAAAGCATTTATAAGCTATTTAAAATACCAATTGATAAAATACCAATTGCTTTATCTGAATTTTGCTTAAATGCTTTGAGCGGAGGAAAAGATTATAAAAACGTAGAAGAGTTTCGAGAGCATTTTAGAAACTGGATTCGTAAGCGACAAGAATTAAAAACCAAACAACTTTCACAATGACACTGGAATCATGCATACAAAGAATTTTTTGGAGGTTAGGAAACGGAAATTTTACTCCGAACCAGAAAGATGTAGATGCCATGACCCAAATAACGGAGTGGATAAACAGAGAGAAGGAAATAGAACTAGACAACAACAGATTGTTTGCCAAGATTTACACATACTGTTTCATGCATGAGATACAATTTTACAAAGACATTGATTTCGCCCAAAAAAAAATGCATGAATTATTGCAGCAGGATATTTCGGATCATTACGATTTGTTCTCTAAAAGGCTAAACGAATTAAAACTCAACCTGTATAAAAAAAAGATAGGTCTTTCTGATAAACATCCTCAATTAATGAGCGATGAAGAAAAGTCTAAGGAAGAAGAACTAATAAGCGCCAACCAATCTGAACTATCAAAATATTTTATAGGTATTTATTCTGACGATAAAATCTACAAATCATTAAACAACCAGATAACGGAAGCTATTAACAATTACAAAAACTACCCATGATAGAGATTCCTAAACTAGACCTAGCCAAAGAACCGGAGAATGTAGTATTAGATTTCAAACAAGTTGACAAAGAATGTTCGATTGACTTATCTAAAAATTACGAACGCCCTCCCTTGGTAATATCTATCGGATATGATGATAAAAGTTATGGAGGAATTCATTTTCCTTTACGATTCGGAACACAGGGTAATATTTCTATGATTAAGGGAGAAGAAAAAGCAAGGAAATCTTTTTTAAAGTCTTTGATATTGAGCTGCGCATTTGGAGGGAAGTCTAATCATTTTACAAACAGCCTAGACATATTGGGCCACAACCTAAAAGATAAATTTATCATTGATATTGATACCGAGCAGGACGAATACGATAGCTGGGTAAACGCTACTAGAATCCCAAAGATGGTAGGTATTGTTCCAGAAAACTATAAAGCTAAAAGACTTAGAGAAAAAACGCCTAATGAAAGATTAGCATATCTGGAGTGGTTATTTATGGAAAGTGATATTAGAAATGATTTAGGCATAGTTTCTATTGATGGCTATGTGGATTTGATAAATGATTTCAATTCGCAATTAGAAAGCTCTGAACTGACCCAAAAATTAATGAAGTGGAGTTCTGTAAGCAAAAGCCATATAACAGGAGTATTGCATTTAAATCCAGGTTCAACAAAAGCAAGAGGTCATTTGGGAACTATATTACAGCAGAAATGTGAAACGGTAGTAATTATAAAAGACGAGGGGGAACATTCATTAGTAACGTGCCAACGAGGAAGAGGCAAGAAATTCAAAGAGTTTTGTATAACGGTAAATGAGGATTGGCTTCCTATAATAATTGACAATCCAAACGGCGGTAACTGGATGGATTAAAACTAAAAACAAAGTTTAATTAATAAATAGAAGATTATGAAACTAATATCAATGACGGATTTTGTTCTAGAAGAAGGAAATCCAAGTAACACAGATTCTCAATTTGCAGATAAAGTAATGGCCTATGCCCACTTTCTAAAACAACCTTTGAACCTTTCAATGTTCGTTACTTGTGATGATGAAGGCAATATTTTAATTGAGCCAGCAAAAGACGATTTTTCTTTTTATGCCCATAAAAACTTATCAGTACAAGAGGAATTTAAGCAATACAAAGAAAAAGTTTTGTTTGAAGGATTCAAGGCAAGGATAACTAAAAATGGATTTAAGGCTATTAAGGATGGGCTTGAATTATCAGTATCTTCAGATTCTAAAATTATTGTAGAAGATTTAGTTTACGACGGCATAATATTAACCGAATCAGCGACCAAACAAATAGGATTATGAAAATAACCCTAATAAAGCAGCTTAACAACACCTTCAATATAGCTTACAATTCAGATTACGAAACAGCAAAGAAAATACCTTTGAATGAGGAAATCGAATATGAGTTTAAGAAGAATCGTAATATCAAGTTTCATCGTAAATTCTGGGCATTATTGAATATGGTTTATGACAACCAAGAAATTTACAATAACAAACTACATCTACGACACGACCTGACAATTGCAGCAGGATTCTACGAAAAAAGATTTAACTTTGAAGGAGTAGAGATTTACGAACCGAAAAGCATATCATTCGCCTCGATGGATGAAAACGAATTCAGCGAGTTTTATAATGCGGTTTTAGATACTATCGTAAATCATTTTAATTTTGACAAGGAAGATATAATAAATAACATCGAACAATATTTTTAGATTATGCAGATAACAGACAAAATAACGATTACAAACGAAGATAATATGGAATTGATGAAGCGTTATCCAGATAATTATTTTGATTTGGCTATTGTAGATCCGCCTTATGGAATTGGAATAAGTTCTAATCCAGTAAGACAAAAGCACAACAAAAAAAAATGGGATGATTCAATTCCTAAAAATGATTATTTTGAAGAACTTTTAAGGGTTTCTAAAAATCAGATTATATGGGGTGGAAATTATTTTAACCTTCCACCTTCACAAGGATTTTTTATATGGAATAAAAAACAGCCACATGATTTTTCATTAGCTATGGTTGAATACGCTTGGAGCAGTATTCAAAAACCTGCAAAAATGTGGGATCTAAGTGTTTTAAAAGAGCAAAATAAAATTCACCCCACACAAAAACCAGTTCAATTATATGAGTGGTTATTGTTGAATAATGCTAAAGAAGGGTTTAAAATACTAGATACTCATTTAGGCTCAGGAAGTCTTGCAATAGCCTGTCATAACTATAAATTTGAATTGACTGCTTGTGAATTAGATAAAGATTATTTCAATGCAGCAATAAAAAGAATAAAAAACCATATTGGACAGCAAAAACTATTCTAATGAAAAAAGTATATCCCAGAAAATGCCTAAACTGTAAAGAGAAGTTTATTCCTGTAAACCAAACAAATAACGTATGCTCTCCAAAATGCGCAATAGAATATTCTAAAGCAATGAAGAAGAAAAAAGTCGAAAAGGAATGGAAGAAAGAAAAGGCTGTTTTAAAGGACAAACTAAAAACACTTGGACAATATGAGGCAGAAGCAAAGAAGTCGTTTCAAAAGTGGGTAAGAATGCGTGATGTTGGGAAGCCGTGCATATCTTGCGGAACTACAAATGCAAAAGAAATTCACGGATCGCATTATTTTGATGCTAATAGGTTTTCTGGATTGATATTCGATGAAAGAAATTGTCATGCTGCGTGCGATTATTGTAATGTTTTCCTTGCTGGGAATTTGATAGGTTATAGAAAAGGACTTATTGAACGATACGGAAAAGAATATGTAGAACAATTAGAATCAGAATCAGATTCAAAAAGAGTTTATAAATATACAAAAGAAGAGTTAATAGCTAAAAAATTGAAGTACGATATTTTGATTAAAGAAATAAAATAGCTATATTTGAATTATAAAATCCGCCAAGATTAAAAATTTAATCAATACCCTTCTTTGTTTGCTTGGCGGTAACATTGGAGGGTATTTTGTATTATGGAAATAAATAAAATATATCAAGAGCCATGTTTAGATACGTTAAAAAAAATGCCTGATAATTTTTTGGATAGCGTTATAACATCCCCTCCTTATTGGCAGCTTAGAGATTATGGTTACAGCGGACAATGGGGATTAGAACCAACATATAAGGAATATTTGGAGAATTTGTGGAATATTATGGATGAAGTATATAGAGTACTTAAAACAGAAGGAACTGTATGGATTAATCTTGGAGACACATATAACGGAAGTAAATTAGGCAATACTTCAAACAAAGGGTATAAAGAAAATACTGTTGTATCTACTTTTAAAAAAAATAAACAAAAAGAACCATACAAAACTTTACTACTTATACCTCATAGATTTGCTATAGGATGCATGGAAAGAGGATGGATAATTAGAAATGATATTGTTTGGGCTAAAAGAAACGGAATGCCAGAGAGTGTAACAGATAGATTTTCTAAAAAACATGAATATTTCTTTTTTATGACTAAATCAGAAAAATATTATTTTGACTTAGATTCTGTAAGAGATGTTTTAAAAAATAATGTATCTATAAGAAATAAAGCATCCAAAGAATATGGAAGAGGTTCAGGATCTAAACAATTCTCGGAAGGAGAAAGAATATGGGGGAGTATTGAAAAAGGTAAAAATCCTGGGTCAGTATCCGATTTTTGGGATATACCCACCAAACCATCCAAAGAAAAACATTATACATCTTATAATGACAATCTTTTAAAAAAACCTGTTTTATCAGGGTGTCCTGAAAATGGATTAATATATGATCCTTTTATGGGAACAGGAAGCACAGCTGAAGTTTGTTTAAGAACTAATAGAAATTTTATAGGTTCTGAAATGAGTCCAGAATATTGCAATATAGCAAACAATAGAATTGATAAATTTAGTAATATGTTATTTTAAATGCCCAAGAAACAAACTGACACCATATCTGAAATGCAGTCAAGACTAAACACTTTAATGGTATTGAAGATAGTAGAAAAGACTGATAAATATGATACAGAGATAAGCGAATTGAAAAGAAAATTAGATTATCTGTTTTATGGATTGTGTTAAAGTTTTAAAAAGATGTATAAATTAAATAATAATTAATTATATTTGTTATTATAAATATTAAATTTTATGAAAACAGAAACTAATCCAAGAGGTGCTGGCCGTCCTAAAAAAGGAATTGTAAAGCGATCATATGTAACAGATTTAAGTACTCATAATGATATACAGAAATTAGTCGAGTCTAGATTTATAAACCAAATTCAATCCGCCAATCTTTCAAAATGTGAGGGTGAGGCTTTAAAAAGAAAAAAGTGATGAAACAAGTCATACAAGTTACTGATGAATTTTTTATTAAGTCAAAAACAAATAGTGGGGAATACGCTAAACAATATTTTAAAGAAGCTCAGTTTGATGATGATACATCATCAAGAGCATTAATTATCCGTAAATATGTTCTTAGTGATAAATTAGATGGCTATCCTAATTATGATTTGATTAAAACATATAAAGGATTTGGATTGTTTCTGCAGAAATTCAGTATTAAAACAGAAACATTAAACATGGCTATTGACATATTAAATTTAGATAAATATTGAAGTGGTATTCACTACAAAAAAGCTGATACGTTCTTAAGTAAGGGAATATCCAAGTTTTCGGCTTCTTTTATTAATCAATAAAAATTAAATTATGGGAATAGACCAAATTAAAACAGAAATGAAATCTTATAGAGATTATTTTGGGAGCAGTTTAATTAATGCTTATGATATAGATAATTGCTATACTAAAGAGCAATTAGCAGAAATAATTGATGCTCACGAATCTTTTTTAGAAGCACAGGTTACAGATGCTCAAAGTTCTTTAAGTCGTTTTAAACAAAAATTAGGACTTCACAATTTATAACCATTAATTATGAAAATTAGACACACAATAAAATCTAACAGGTTCGAGTCCTGTCATTGCCACTAAATAATTAAACTATGAAAGAATTAAAATCATTTGGAGTTCTCGTTGTAATGGCTTTATTGCTATGTATTATTTTATGTCCATTTATGTATATTGGTTTTGATAAATTATTCTCAATATGTATGGTACTTTCATTTTTTTACAATGCAATTTGTAACATTAATAAAAAAGACAGATGAACCCAGACGACTACATAACAGGACTACATGACGAAAACTCACCCATGAACAGGAAAGAGGTATTGTCTGAAATGGAAGAAGTGAATATTCTGTTTGAAACTTTAGAACGAAACCTAAGGTATTCAGAAGAACGCAGCAGATACCAGGCTAAGCTTTTAAAAGAAGCTGGAGGTATAATCGAAATGTACCGAACCACAGGCAAATTTAAAGAATCAGAACTAAACAGATTGACTGAAATATTTGAACCTTATTTAACCAACTAATCATTTAGAGTTATGGCAAACATTATAATAGGATGTGAAGAAAGCCAAACCGTATGCCTAGAGTTCTTAAAGTTGGGACATAATGCTTTTTCATGTGATATTCAAGAATGTAGCGGAGGAAATCCCGATAGGCATATTATTGGCGATATTTTAAAAATTATAAAAGGAGGCGTATTTAAAACACAATCGGGGAAAAGTGTAAAAATTTTAAAATGGGATGCGTTGATAGGATTCCCGCCGTGTACATTTATAAGCAATGCGGGCGCAAGATGGATGTTTCCAAAGGCGGGAATTGTTTGTTTAGAAAGATTAGAGAAAGCAAAAAAAGCAAAGGATTTTTTTATGGAATTATTTAATTCTGAAATAAAATTTATCTCGTTAGAGAACCCACAACCTTTAAAGATAGTGGAACTTCCAAAAGCTTCTCAATACATACAGCCTTATGAATTTGGACACCCATACAGTAAAAAAACTTTTCTATGGCTTAAAAATCTACCTTGTTTGATGCCTACATATTTTGTTACGGATTATAAACCTTTTATACCCTCTAATACCGGAGGAAAGAAAAGAGGGCACAAGGCTACAATATTTCATATAAGCAAAAAAGATAAAAGCAAAACATTTCAAGGAATTGCAAAAGCTATGGCAGAACAATGGAATGAAATTATTACTAACCATTAATCAGGGAACAATGACTACAACGGAAGAATTTTTAAACGGCGTATCTAAATCAGTCATTCAAAATTCGAAATATATTGAAGAAGTATTTGTAAATGAAGAAGAAGTAAAAGACGCTATGATTGAATTTGCTAAATATCACGTAGCCGAAGCTTTGAAGTTAGCAAGTGAAAATTACCTACACATTTTTGAGGGTGAATTAATTTTCCTAAACAAAGAATCTATTCTAAACGCTTATCCATTAGAAAACATAAAATAATTTTTAATCAGGGATGCGACTGTAACAAACCACTTAACCGTGGTTTTTTTATTTGAAAACATTTTATATATTTGCACCAACTTAAAATAAATACCAAATGAAAAAATTAATCTTTACACTTGCCTTATCAGGCTTATTATTCGCTTCATGTTCCCATGACGATTCAAACCAGAAATCAGAAACAATGCAAAAATAAGCGTCTGTTTCTAAAATTGGAGGAGGAACTCCTAATGAGCCTCAAGCACCTACAGAAGCACAGATTAAAGAAGCAATAAGCGAAACTGAATATGAGGCTTATCTTCAAATAGTAAATAATGAAACAGCAGGACGAGGAGTAAAATTCTGCAACCATGACAGCTTTGCATCTGGAAGCGGTTCTGGATACGCACAGGTAACATTGAATGACGGATCAGTACATTACACGTATTTTACATGGTTTAAAGACAGTACAGGCAAAACTTATGTAGCTGGTTTATATGAAGGCACTTCGCCTCCAGCAGGCAGCGGATGCTAGAAATAAATATACGATGTAGGGCGCATGAAGCAAAATTAATCTATATGATAGATCCAGACGTGGAAATAAACTATAAATTAAGTCATGCGCCTCTCAATATTAAAAACCACTATTAGCTTAGTGGTTTTTTTATTCAAAAAACTTTTGTATATTTGATTAATAAATAATTAACCATGCTTGAAGAACTTGCAAAAGAAGATAACTATTTCCGTAAGATAGCCTTCAATATATGCAAGGACAAGAACACCGCTGACGACCTAGTGCAGGAAATGTACCTAAAGCTGTCAGGAATAGACAGGGAAATAAAAGACCTTAAATGGTACGCGGTCATAGTGATAAGGAATTTATTCATAGACCATGCAAAAAAGCCATCAAACACAGATTTATCAAGACTGAAACTTATACAGTCGGAAAGATATGAGCCAGACGACAAGGAAAAAAAAGTACTAGACAGGCTTACATGGCTTGAAAGAGAATTGCTAGAATTAAGCTGTGACAAGTCGCTAAGGGAAATAGAAAGAGAGTTCAACATAAATTACGCATTCACTCACCGTATAATCAAAAATGTAAGAAATGGGGCGAAAAAAACGTAGCACAGGATTAGGAGACACCATAGAAAAAGTAACGGAAGCAACAGGAATAAAAAAGTTTATAGAAATATTTGTAGACGGAAAAGACTGCGGATGTGATGAAAGGCAAAAGTTACTCAACGAATTATTTCCCTACCGATTCAAGGCAAGATGCCTGACCGAAGAGGAGTATAAACAATGGAAAGAATTTAGGGACATACGAAGCCTTAAGTTAAATTGGAATGAAGTAATATTCATCTGCAAGTTATACGCTGATGTTTTCTCAAGACAGTATTGGGAGCCAGAATGCGGAGGATGCAACGTAAAAAGCATCATCGACATGATTAACAAATTAGATAAAGTTTATGAAACATATTCAAGATGAAATATCAGATGAATTTGCAAAAAGCATAGAGTCATTCTATCTAAATTTAGCATATCAATGTCTTGGAAGGGATTTCTGTAAAGAAACTGATTCAAAAAGATTTAGTTTTAACCTTTACACTCACTTGGATAAAAAAAGATTTGTTTTTGATGGTGTAGAAATAGGAACTATAATTGAAGATTTTGAGAACAGGAGTATAGAATTTATACCAGATAAACAATTTAGCCATGCCTAGAAAGAAGACAGAACCTAAAACGGAAACCAAGCCTAAACTTAAAGAAGAGGTCTACTACGAACATGATCCGTTAAACCAGATTGATGTAAGGAAAACAAGAATGGTCGAAGATAAATAACGATGGACGAAATAATAAAATTATATGAATACGTTCCTAAATGGATTATAGACCAGAAGCCAAATATTTATATATGCCCTTCAAAATACAAAGAAGTTACAGATAAAGAATACAAAGGACTGCCTATAATCAAAAAGGCTGAAATGCCTTACGGCGGAGTAGTCATTGGATTTATATAATAAAAAGTATAATATAATCAATAAACTAAAAATAAAATTATGGCTTTAATAGTAGAAAATTCAGAAAAATGTAAACCGTCTCAAGAAAGGAAATTCCAAAATATAATCAACCAGTTTCAAGAAGAAGATAATACGAGAAAGCAATTATTAACCACGCTTTCAGAGAAAGTATCTTCGATGTCTGGAATAAATCTTCTTTTTGTTAATGAGGATTGTAAATATGAAAATTCAGAAATAAAAAAACAAAAATCTGTAATTGATGATCTTCAATCAGCTTTAGATAAAATAAAATCAGATAACATCTGGATTGAGAATATTGTTTCAAACCTAGACGATTTAATATAATCATGGAAAGCGACAAGAAATATCTTTTTGAAAAAGGATGGCATACATTATGGAACGATGATAACTGGGTACATCCAGTAATTATGAGAGGTTCAAACATGGATTATTGCGGTGTAGGAATTGAAGCAGCATTGAGCATTCAGAAAAAAGTAGATAACGGAACTTATGGGAATACATAAATACATAGAAACTCCAGAAAAGTTATGGGAACTATTCCTTGCTTATAAGAAACACGTAAAAGATAATCCCAAGATTGTAAAAGACTGGGTAGGAAAAGAAGCAGAGACAGTTTACAGGGAAAAAGAATGCCCTCTTACAATGGTCGGATTTGAATGTTTCGTATGCGATAATTCAAGGATAACATATCCTGACTTGACAAATTATTTTGACAAGAATAATGAAAGCTTTAAAGATTTCGTCCCTATCTCATCGCGTATACTGGCAGAAATAAAGAATGACCAGATATCTGGAGGCATGACAATGATATACAGCCAGAACCTTACTGCTCGTTTAAACGGACTTGTAGACAAGAAAGAAACGGATATAAAAGGTACTCTTAATATTCCAACCGTTCCAGATATTGGAAATAGAAAAAAATAAATACAAATATTCAAAGGCCTATTATAAGATACTAGACCTGATTACGTCCCATCCTGATGAGGACGTTTTTGTTATTAGGGGAGGTCAGGGAGCAGGAAAGACAATATCCATATTGCAGCTTGTCATACAGTCTTTGGTATCATCTGAAAAAGAAGTAACGGTTTTATCTGATGCGCTCTCAAAGATGAAACGAACCGTAATGCGAGACTATAAAAAGATTTGCAAAGACTGGGGATTATTCACGGGTGAAAATGATTTCAACAGATCCGAAAGCAAGCACGAATATGTAAACGACAGCTACATAGATTTCATGGGTGCTGATTCTGCCGATATCGGAAAGGGATTCAGAAGGGATATCATTTATATCAACGAGGCTGACAAACTAGATTTAGATACCGCAGTACAATTCATATCACGTGCCGGACTTACAATAATTGACTACAATCCAGATAGCCTATTCTGGGGAGACGATTATATAAACGAAAACAACTTTATAACTCTTACATTCGAAGATAATGAGTTCTTGCCAGAAAGTGAGGTTAAATCAATTTTAGAATATAAGACTAAAGGTTTCCATAATTATGACCTACCATTTGATTTATTATTCAAGGATGAAAACATAAAAAACAAATATTGGGCAAACAAATGGAAAGTTTACGGTCTTGGAATGATAGGTTCATTAGACGGGGTTGTTTTCTCTAATTGGTCAGAAATAGACAAAGTTCCAGATGAAGCCAGATTACTTGGATATGGACTTGATTTTGGATACAGCAATCACCCTACTGCCATAATCGAAGTTTATAAATGGAATGACAAAAGGATTCTGAATGAGATTTGTTATGAAAAAAGATTAAGCAATGCGGCCATAGCAAAAAAGATACCTTCAAAGCTACCATGTTATTGCGATTGTGCCGAACCGAAATCAATTGATGAATTAATAGACAATAGGATAAACGCAATTGGAGCAGATAAGGGCGCTGACAGTATCAACTACGGAATACAATTAATGCAGGAACAAAGTTATTTGGTGACTAGCAATTCAATAAACCTTAAGTTAGAATTGGAAAAACATACATGGGCTAAAGACAAAAGAACTGGAGAATCTTTGAATAAGCCAGTAGACGCATTCAATCATGCTATTGATGCGGTAAGGTATCACGAAATGGAAACATTAGGCAGAAGCTTTGGAGTAGAAATAAGATAAGACATTTGTTTATCATTATTTTTTGCTTTATATTTGATGTAACAAAAAAAAGGTTAGCGACTTGCACACTATAAGTCTGATGTTTTAAATATATACTTAGCACTTTGCACCCTTTTTGTCTGATAACAAAAATCCTTCGGTCGCCAAACTTGGAGGATTTTTTGATTTAATATGTCAAGTAACAAAACAGCTAAAAATAAGTCTTAACAATATGAAGGATAAGGTAGAAATAACATTGCCAGAAAATATATCAGAGATAACCCTAGAGCAGTTCCAGAGGTATGACAAGCTTATGAAGCGAACAGACCTAGACGAGTTCAACAGGAATAAAAGACTTATCGAGATATTCTGTGGTATTACGTTCAGAGAAGTAGATAACATAGGAGAAAAAGACTATGATGATATCTTGGGTCAGATAGCAATAGCATTAACTACCAATTCTGAATTTATACCTAGGTTCACCCATAACGGGGTTGACCTTGGATTTATTCCAAACTTTGACAAGATAACGACGGCAGAGTATGTAGACTTATCCACACACGGAATCGATGTAGAAAACCTTCACAAGACCATGGCCGTTTTGTTTAGACCCGTAACAGGCAAAGACCCGTTTGGGAATTACAAGATAGCAGAGTATAACGGTACTTCCCAATATGCAGATATGATGAGGGGAATACCTATGAACGTAGTAAATGGCGCGCTGGTTTTTTTTTACAATTTAGCGAACGAATTACAGGACTATACCCTGAGATATACGATGGAGGCACGAAGGAAGGAAAAGGCGCATCTGACTACTTCTCTAAGTGGGGATGGTATGCTACGGTAAAAAGCCTGTCAAGAAACAAGCCCTGGAAAATAAACGCCATATTGGAATTGAACATACATGAAATGCACACCTATCTGGCTTGCGACATCGACGAAAAGAAAATGAAACACATCCTTATGAAAGGCGGTGCAAATACGGTGAACCTATGAATCAATACACGCAGCTATTATATTACATAAAGTCGTTGGCAGATGCCGATCCGTTAGTCAACACGGTAACACGCGGAGAATTTGATAAGATTGATTTGGATAAGGGAATCATATTTCCATTGGTTCATATAAATGTTACCGGAGCAGAGTTCAACAACGGAAGTACGGTTGTTTTCAATGTACAGATTGGCGCATTGGATATACGCGATATAAACAAGGAAATCAGGACTGACAAGTTTTGGGAACAAGACAATGAGGTTGACAATCTAAACGAAATGTTTGCCGTTCTAAATAGGATATGGCTTAACATGTACAGGGATTTCCAAGACAATAACATAACGGCATCAGAAAACCCTACATTAGAACCCCAGATATTTAAAAGGACTAATCTTCTTGATGGTTGGATATTGAATTTTGATGTAGAAATGCCTAATACAGAAATATCATTATGTCTGTCAAAACTGAATTAGACCGCTTCGGTAAATATGTAGTGCAGCAGTCACGTTATAACCTTTCAAGGTCAGACAAGAACGACAGCAAGAGCCTATATAATTCCATTGGGTATCAGCTAGAAGTATCTCCTAATAGCTTTTCATTGTCGTTTACGATGGAGGATTACGGGGAGTTTGTAGACAAGGGAGTTAAAGGGGTTAGCAGTTCGGCTAAAGCACCTAAAAGCCCTTTCAAGTTCGGAACGGGTACAGGCAAAAAAGGAGGACTGACAAAAGGAATAGACGGATGGGTAAGAAGGAAAAGATTCCAGTTCAAGGAAAGAGGCACTGGAAAGTTCCTAAGTTATGAAAGCACTGCCTTTTTAGTCAGAAGAAGCATCTGGAATAAGGGAATAGAAACGACTAACTTTTTCACCAAGCCATTTGAAAGGGCATTTGCAAGGCTTTCTGATGATGTAGTAGAAGCCTATAGCCTAGAAGTAGATGATTTATTAAAATTTGCATTAAGATGATAAAGACATTAAGCCCATACTATATTGAAATACCTTTGGTTTCTCCATTGTCTGGGGAAACATGTACCTCATTCACGTTGCAGATATTTATATGGGACGGGCTTAAAGACTCTCCTCCTGTAGATCCTGCATACAGCATAACCAAGCAGAATCCAGAATCAAGCACAGGAACTGCCAAGATAAACATCGCAAGGCTTATAAACGACTTTATAGAGTTTGAACCGCAGGCAATATTTACGGGTCTTATCGACGGCAATAACCAGCGATGGGTAAAGGTTCAGAATACTTACGAAACAGACGATGAAGAGGACAAGGATGAACCGCAGAACATCAGCATAGACCTGGCATTAAAAGGCTACGGTTATGGCATAGGAGGAGAAAACCCGCAGCCTCCGACAAACAAGATTCTTATACCGATAAACGAATACAAGGTAAACCGAACGGGATATTTCTCGTTTCCTTTTTTAATTGATGAAACCGCATTATGATAACAGTAATCTCATATCCCGCATTTAACATAAATCTTTCTGTTGACGAAGGCACGAGTACCGACAGCGCAGAAATGGTCAAGATATTCGGAATAAACGTTTCTGATGCCTTGGATGATGAATACATCGAGATAACCTACAATGACGAGACAGTCACGTTGCTTATAACAGACGAGTGCCGATATGATCCGACAGACATATTCTTTCTGAACAAGGAAGGCGCACAGCAGTCGCTTACGTTCTTCAAGGTAAAGAAAGAATCATTGTCCGTAGAGTCAGAAGAGTTTGAAAGCGACAGGGGGCAGCCTAACGAAGGCAACCATCAGTTTGTACAGTACAATGTGCAGGGAAAATCAAGGCTGACATTAAACTCCGGCTTCGTGCAGGAGGAGCTTAACGAAAGCTTCAAGCAGCTATTCCTGTCCTCAAGAATATGGATTTATGACGGGGTAAGGTTTATCCCTATGAAGCTTGCAGGCAAGACATTAGAGTATAAGACAAGGCAGAACGACAGGCTTATCAATTATGAGATACAGCTTGAGTACGCATTCAACGAGATAAACAACATATGATAATCGGAATCTACGTAGGCGAAGACAAGCTAGACCTTTTCGGCAACGAGAATATAGAGGTGGTTTCTTCTATTGCCAACACCGAAGATATCACAAAAAATACTACCGACTACACAAAGAGCTTTACAGTTCCTGCCAGCCATATAAACAATGCGATATTCAAGCATTACTACAATGCGGATATTGACAATACGTTTGATGCTCGTGTAAAAGTAGACGGCAGAATTGAGTTAGGAGGACTTCCATTCAAGTACGGTAAGTTCAGGTTGGAAAAGGTAAACGTGAAGTCGGGAAACCCTTCATCTTATACCATAAATTTCTGGGGAAGGCTGGTTTCGATAAAAGACAAGCTAAAGGATGATGAATTATCTTCTTTGGATCTGTCGGCTTTCAACCATGATTATACTTCTGCAAACGTAAAGACAGGATTGACAACCTCCTTATTTTCTGGGAATATTGTCTATAACCTATTAGCCAAGAAACAATACTACTATAACTCCAACAGTTCCGATAACGTAAACACTCCTACGCTTGCAAATATTGCATATAACGGAGGAGGCATAAACGGTATAGTATGGAATGACCTAAAGCCGTCTTTGAGGATGATACAGATCATTGAGGCTATAGAGGAAAAATACAATATAGTCTTTACCCGTGATTTCTTCGGAAGGTCTGAATTTGAAAACCTTTTCATGTGGCTTAATAATAATGCCACTACGCAGGGAAGCCCTACGGAAAAACTCATTGATTGGGATTCTGGAAACGGGTCTGATTTCGGTCTGTCGCTTGCAACAGATAAATGGAATAACGATACGCGATACATAAACGCATCTAATTTTGATTATTTCCAGTACAGACTTACAGTAATTCCTACTCCCGCTTACGATGAAATTCCGTATACTATTGTAGTAAAGAATTTCGGGGTAGACGTATTGGAAATAGAATGTCCGGGAGGATACATAAGGACTGGATTCTTTGATATACTATCACAGAGCAGCACTTATGTCAACTTTGAATATACGTTCTACATAAGATCGTCAGAGAGCATAGAGTATGAATGCGAGATTTTATTGAGAAACCAGAAAAAGACTGGCGGAATACCGTCGCATGACGACAGGCAGAGCTTTGCTTCGGCTGATTTGCTTACGACAGTGTTTGACGTATCTGCCAATATGCCTAAGATGAAGATAATAGATTTCCTCAGAGGTTTATTCAACATGTTCAAGCTGGTAGTCATTGCAGATAATTTTGACAACATATATGTAAACAGCCTTAACTATTATTATGCAGAGGGAAAGCTGTATGACATTACCAGATTTATAGATTTCAGTACGGAAGAAGTAGCAAGGGGAAAAATACTAAA